CGAAACGTAGTGCTGACCTGGCAGGACGTTGGAGCCCTGCTGGTTACCAACAACTGGAGAGCCGTCGATCGAGGTGATGTACTTCAGGTGTTCCTGAGCCACATCGAACGCTTTCTTCGAGCACTGGTTGTTGATGGCGATGGACATTTGCTGAATCGCGAAGTCCAGGGACGCTTGGTTCACGTCGTCAGCCGATACTGGGTACTTGACCGAGACCGGGCTGTTGCGACGTACGCTCAGACGCTTGTCAGCATCGAACACTTCGATACGGTAGCCGAAGTTACCGCGGGAGGTGTTGGACACGTTGCCGCCCATGTCGACACCGGTAACGGCGCCAGCAGTCAGGGACTTGATCAGGCCCTTTTGGGTAGCGTCGGCTTTGTGCATGGTGACAACGTTGCCGTTGGTCAGATCACGCAGGCCGTGCACGGTCACTTGACCGGAGTTCAGACGCAGCTCGTTGCTCTGGCGCTGGTAGTTGCCGTTCATGCTGATGTTCAGCAGAGGCTCGTAACCGGCGGTTTTGAAGGTCGCGAACAGGGTTTCGCCGACGGTAGCGCCGTCTTTGTCCAGTACGCTGAAACCAGGCAGAGCGCGCAGGTGCAGGTTCACTTCACGGTCGTCGGACGACTGGCCTTGGCTGGTAGGGCCGAAGGTGTTGTTCGAGATCGCGAGGGTGTTGATGAAGAAGTTGATGTTGGTCGCGCCCAGTTTAGCGGAAGCGAGAACTTCTTTGATGACCAGCGAGTTGGACTCGAGTTCATCGGTGCTGGTCCATGGACGCTGGCCAGGAACCTGGGTCAGTGCCAGGTAGTTCGGAATGGTGTTCGGAACTTTCAGGAACTGAGTAGCGTGGGAGCTACGGTTGTAGGCGTCTGCTTCCGGGTAGGTAGCAGTGCCGGCCGGAACGATCGCGGTATCAACGAAGAAGTCGCGGTTGTCGTCGTTGGCGTTTTCCGGGTAAACCGGATGTACGGCCAGGACTTCGTCCTTGAACATGTCGCCGGTACGCAGCAGGCCGAAGATCGGACGCAGTTCGGAAGCCGACTGCCATGCCGAGTTGCCGTAGGCATACGAACCGATACCCGCAGCGCGGACTACCAGGTTGGCGCCTTCGTCTTCGTAACGAACGGTGATGGTGGAGAACAGGGCTTCAGCGCCCGGCGTTTGCAGGTGCGACTGGGCGTTCAAGGTCAGGTTGGCTGCCTTGATGTCCATCTCGCTGCCTTTGAAGTTCTGGAGCGAGAAACCCTCGATACCAGTGACTTCGGCCAGAGCCTTGGCTGCTTCGCCCATGATCGCCATTTCGGTGCCAGGAACGCCGGAGCGGTTCAGGGAGCCAGCGAACGCGTCGAACTGCTTTGGAGTGACGTTGTTGAACAGCGTGGTCAGCTGGTGACTTTCAACGCCGGCAATGCTTTTCACGCCGTCAGCGAAGGTATCGAAGCTTTCAGCCCCGATCACGGTGTTGAGTTGGTTGTTGCCCAGGGCGGTACGAACGGCGCTGAAGAGGTTTCCGGTATTCTTCAGAGACGCGGTGACTTGTTTAAAGGCCATGACTCGAATCCTTTACTGAGGATGTGAACAAATATATTTGTCTGTGTATTAGCGCTACACATAAAATACAGTGAAGTTACGGGTTTTGTATACTAACCAGTTTGTAAACCTCTGCCAAGGTAAATTCACCCTGGTTAGGTTTTGGGATTTTACCGTTGTGGGATTCCATGTATCCCACCTTAGCAAAAATTGTTTCCAGCAAAGCGCCAGAGAAAGTGACACACTCCAGCGTGTCGAAGCCAGGAGCCTTTGGAGCGTTCTCCCCATTAAATAGAAAGATAATGGTGTTCATGCCCGCGTCGATGCAACTGAAGGACTTGGTGTCCTTAACAATTGCGGATAAGCTTTCACCGTCCAGACTATTAAATGCAGTCTCGACCATGCCTGCGTTGTACCCTTCGCCGAACAGATGTTTCGGGTCGAGGAGCAGAACACCCAGCTCTTGAGCAACGAGGTATTGGAACTTGAGAATGTTCGCGATTTCACCAAACGTCAACTTCTGATGATATGTTGACAGCTTTGCAAGATCGCTGTACGGAATTGCTTGACTGGCCAGCAAACGTTGCATCTCGCTGGTCAGATAAAAAATACGGACTGACTTCCCTTGAGGGGTCTTAAGAATCATTTTCAGCTCCTAGGGGTTTCCTAATGAACGATTTATTGGTACTGGTTAAGTTGTTGTCTGCGTTGTATCAGGCTAAGAAGCTGAAAGACACTAACCTAATCACGGAACTGGTAGATACGTTAAACGAACTACCTGTCCCCAACTCCGATGTCTTTACTCAAGACAAAGGGATCCGAGATAGCATTCGCGCAACTATCCGCTGGCTGTTGGAACAGCCCGAAGAAGATGTACTGGTCATAAAATCATCTTTGATGCAACGTGTCAGCATGTTCGTCAAAAATGATGAGAGCTTGAAAGAAGCGATCCAGCATGGTCTGGAAGATCAAGCCAGTGACGAGATGACCCGTAAAGTTATCTACCAGCACATTTCTGAGATCCGGCTTAACTCGGAAGGTGAAGAGTTTGCCAAGAAGTTCAAGAAGGCGATTAAGGACTTCTACTTCAAAGACATCAATGACATGGGTAAAGACGATTGGGCTAACCTGATCGACTTGGTCCAGGCAGGTGTCAACCAGGGCATGGAAGAACGTCAATCTGAAATTGTTGCTCAGGTGACGTCTGAAGCTCCTGACTCGTTTAATGCCATTATCGACATGGCTAAGCGCGAGAACAGTCTTGAAGGCATCATGAAGTCGGGTATCCAGGGTTTGAACCAAGCCTTGAATCCTGATGGCGGTTTCCGTCGTGGCAAGATGTACATGATCGAAGCATTGACTAACCGGGGTAAGTCTCTCGCTACGAGTCACATGGTTGCCAGTATCGGGCTTTACAACAAACCCATGCTGCGTGACAAGGCTAAAATCCCGACGATCCTCCTGGAATCTGCTGAAGATACCATGGACCTGATCATCATGCGCATGTACAAGCTGGCCCTCTCTGCACGTCATGGTATTACCTCTGACTTCCAGACTGCTGAGAACATGGACATCGTTGATGCCATCGTTAGCTGCTTTAAAGAAAATGGTTGGTATCTCATCATCAACCAAATTGATTCCAGTAAAGACTCTGCGAACACCATGTTTGCTCGTTGCCGTCAACTGGAACTCAAAGGTCACGAGATTATCTTCTGGGCCTACGACTACTGCGGTCTGCAAAACATCGACAAGATCCCTGGCGAAACAAAGTCCGACAAGCTGCAAATGCACTTCCGGAAGATCAGGGGTTTCATTATTGCACGTGGTATCTGCTTCCTGACACCTCATCAATTGTCTCCAGCAGCCAAGATGAAGCTACAGGAATCGGACGAAGAGTCTGAGGTGTACTTTGCTCGAGAAGTGTCCGGTAAGTCGCTTACTGAAACCTCGACCAAAATCACCAACGAAGTGGATGTGGTCATCACCATCCATGTGGCCAAAACAACCTTCAAGGTTTACTTCACGTTCTGCGTAGGTAAACAACGGGGCGAAGGGTGTTTGCCAGAAGAACGCTTTGGGATCTACGATTTGCATCCTGAGAAAGGTTTGGAACACGACATTGGTAAGAAAGCAGCATTCCGTCGCAGTTTGACACAGCGTCTAAATGAGAATGGCGATCTAGAGAACGATTTCGATCACTTCGGTGTAGCGGCATAAAGAACTAGAATGGAGCTTAATACCCTAACCGCTCCTAGGAGCGGTTAGGGTATTAATATAGCCGCTATAACCGTCTACAACACGCGCAGAGCGCTTTCAATCAGTTTATCGTGTTCTGGCTTGGCGAGCTCCTCGCGCGCCTGCTTCTGCTCTTTGGAGGGCTTTGGAAGCAACATCCCCAAAATGCTGATCTTTTTCTTGGTAAGGTCATTTAACATTATTGCCTATTCCCCTTATAGAGCAGAACAAGGAAACCCTTAGCTACGCTAAGGGGCTAGTTAATATCAGCCAACTCCCCTCACCCTCCCCCCTGGTCTCCCAAGAGTTAGTCCTTTCGAACATAGGCATAGGGAAGCGGCTGAAGATTTATTCCGCAGCAATCTCTTCATCAGAGATGAACAGTCCGAGAAGGGCTTTCTCCCTGAAGGTCGGTTGTCCCACACTCTGCGTATCCATCTGGTACTCGTACTTGATGAAGTGCACAGTGCCTTCCTTGTACACCAGGTTATTGCTCCCACTCATGTAGAAGTAACGAACCGCCATACCGGGTACAATCTGCGACGCATCAGAGTTATGCCAAGCAACCTGTACCAGGTTACCGTCGTTACGAGCATTCTCAGACAGGTGTTTGCAAAGGTTGTTGGTAGGCTCCGCATGGTAGCCCATCATCTCCTCGCCACTGGCACGTTTAGACGTCTGGTACTCCGACAGGGAGTCAGCACGTGTTGTCATGGCCTGACCTTTGTTGTAATACACGCCGGTCTCAGCCATGGCCGCATCAGCAGTGATAATGCGCTTACCTGTACCTACGTTTTGCTTCTTGATGTCAGAGCCGTCTTTCGTAGCCCCGCCACCTGTTGACAGTACGGTCAACACCTTGCCTTCCAGGTAGTAAGAGCGCTTCAGCGTCGGGATCACATCTTCCGGTACCCGATACACGTTCAGCACCTTTGCAGCCCGCTCATAGCGTCCTGTGCGATATAGCGGATAGATCCACCACATCCCCTTCCGGTAGTAGCACCCCAACCCTGTGTTGTAGAACCCGAACTCATCATGCTCTTGCAGCCACATCGCTAACTTGGTCAGCGGTACAGCCGCAGGAATAGCGACATGACTGAAGATCCGTGCGTTATCCACCGGCTCCTCGATGTTGACACCTTTAAAAGCGTCAGCACCTGTCAATGCAAGACCTTGACCATACGCAGTGAGGATACCGTGTAACAGGTCTTTCAAAGAAGTCATCAACACGGTATCGGAAACCAATTCGTTTCTGAGCAAGGCAAAGCCCGTCTCAAACAACTGAAAGGTTACCGTAATCATGTTGACGTCGTCTTTGGTACTCAGGTCAGCCAACGCTGAGTTACCGCCTTGCATCTCTGGGTCAGCATCTCCCAAAGGTACTGCACGCCAGCGGCGCATGACCTGAGTAATCCCCACCCGCTCAGTTGTCTCAATAAAGAGGTTGTCCTTATTGGGCAGTACACGCCGCATGTACACACCTGGCTGGATCTGAGCTTTAATGCGTGCGTTATCGCTGTGAGAGATACCACCGCCATGGGCTGGGCCAAACAACGCTAAGCAAGCAAACCCATTGGGGATCAACAGGGGGATCTGTTCAGTCGGGGTAACGATCATGGCATCGAGGGTGAAGATCCGCTCGTAGCCCACGGTATCAATGGCATTGGCATGCGCAATGATGTTGGCTATTGGCTTTGGCATTTCCATGATTAGTTATCCCCTCGGAAGATCCAGTCGTTGGGCTCCTGTTGAACTTCCACAT